AGATCGCAGAGAAACTGGGCATGACCGAGGATATGGTGAGAGTGGTATTCAGCTACTTCGACCAGATCGCCAGATTTGAACAGGGGCTGGGCGGCTTATGATCCAGGACCACGACCGCTCCGGTTGGTTCGGGGCCAGCGATGTGGGATTCATCATGGGGTCCTGGAAGACCAAGACCTTCGAAAAATGGTGGATGCAGAAGCTGGGCGTGAACAGGGACCACTTCGACAACAAGTTCACTCTGGCGGGGACCCACTTTGAACACAAGATCCTGGAGAGCATCGGCATCGTGGGGCTGAAGCTGGATGAGCAGGTGAAGCTCCCGGCATTGCTGCTTCGGGTGAACTACGATGGGCTGACCGAGGATACCACCTGGGAATGCAAGACCTTCCAGCTGGCGAAGGGCTGGAAGATGCCGAAGAAATACTGGCAGCAGGTGCAGGTGCAGATCTTCGCCAAGGGCCTGAAAAAGGGCAAGATCGTGGCCTACGGGCTGGAGGAAGCGGACTACGACAACTTCCTGCGGCCCATCGACCACCGGCGCATCCGGATCGAGGACATACCCTATGACGAGACCTGGGTGCGGACCAAGTTCCTGCCGAGGCTCCGCATTTTGGCGGACTGCCTGAGAAAAGGGGTATATCCCAGAGAGGAGATGCTCTGTGGAGGATATTAGATTCCGGGAAATGAAGCTGGAGGGCGGCTGGCTGATGGTGAAGCCAGACCGGGAGGACATGGGCAAGGCCATGGCTCTGGCGAGGAAGCACAGGGACAAGGACTACTGCCTGACCGTGAAGGAATTCCGGAAGAAAAGGAGCCAGGACGCCAATGCCTACGCATGGGTGCTGATCCACAAGATCGCCGATGCCATGCGGATCAAGCCTGAAGAGGTATACCTGCAGCAGATCCCCAATGTGGGCGACAACTACACACCCATGTGCGTCCGGGAGGGCGATGTGGAGCGGTTCAAAAGAGCCTGGGAGAGCAACGGCCTTGGGTGGCCCGTGAAGGACCTGGGTCAGGCGAATATACGGGGATGCAGGAATCTGATGTGCTACCACGGCTCCAGCACCTACGATACTGCCCAGATGTCACGGCTCATCGATCTGCTGGTGCAGGACTGCAAGGCTCTGGGGATCGAGACCCTGAGCGAGGAGAAGCTGAGTCTGCTGAAAGAGGAATGGCGATGAGGAAGGATGCCAAGGCCCGGGATTTTGACCGCAGTGCGAAGATCGCCATCTCGGAGCGGGACAGCATCGATGGGTGGCCCTGCTGCGTATTCTGCGGACTGGCGGCTCCGGCGCAGCTGGCCTGGAGCAATGCCCATTTCATCGCAAGAAGTCAGGGAGGTCTTGGCATCCCGGAAAACGGACTGACCCTCTGCCCAACCTGCCACCGGCGGTATGACCAGACCACCGCAAGGGCGGAGATGCGGGAATATTTCCGGGAATATCTGGAGGGGTGCTACGAAGACTGGAGCGAGGGATCGCTCATCTACAGAAAGGGGTGCGATTATTGAAAGACAGCCAGAAGATGCTGATTCTGAAATATATGCAGAATTATGGAAGCATTACGCCGAAGGAAGCGGAGAAGCATATCGGCTGTATGCGGCTTGCCGCCAGGATCAACGATCTGAAGCGGATGGGATACGCCATCGGGACCAGAAGAAAGGCCGTGGAGGGCCGGGACAAGACCGTGGCGATCATTGCGGAATACTACATTATCGAGGAGGAAAACCATGCTTAATCACATCACCATCATGGGACGGCTGACCCGTGACCCGGAGCTGCGGCGGACGGGCTCCGGCATCGCCGTGGCCAGCTTCACCGTGGCCGTTGACCGGGACTTCGCTTCCGAGGGCCAGGAGAAGGAAACCGACTTCATCGACTGCGTTGCCTGGAGGCAGACCGGAGAATTCGTATCCAAGTATTTCACCAAGGGCAGCATGATCGTGGTTTCCGGTCGGCTCCAGCTGAGAAGCTGGACGGACAAGGACGGCAACAAGCGGCGGACCGCAGAGGTTGTAGCGGATAACTGCTATTTCGGAGAATCCAAGCGGGACGCACAGCAGCCCCAGAACGGCGGAAATTATCAGGCACCCAGCAATACCACCCAGAACCAGTACGGCCATCCGGGAGCGTCCGGACGGGGTCAGGGCGGCTATCAGCAGCAGGGCTTCGGCGGATATCAGCAACCCCAGTATCAGGCTCCTTATCAGCCGCCTCAGCAGTATCCCCAGTACGGTCAGGTTCAGGGCGACGATCCCAACCTCCCCTGGAATTGAGGTGAGCGGGGATGAAGATGAACATTGTGCTGGATGAAGGCGCAAGGGTGGACAGGGCGCATCCCAATGACGCCGGGCTTGATCTGTTTGCCATGCATGGGGCGGTGATCCCGCCCTGCGGCAAGGAGACCATCGACACGGGCGTTCACGTCCAGATCCCACAGGGGTATGTGGGGATGATCGCCAGCAAATCCGGCCTGATGAGCAAGGGCATCACAAGCCGGGGAACCATCGACTGCGGCTACACCGGCAGTATCAAAGCTGTGCTTTACAACCACACACACAAGCCCTTCCTGGTTGAGGCGGGCATGAAGGTGACGCAGCTGCTGATTGTCCCCATCGCCATTCCTGAGCTGAATATCGTGGAGGAGCTGGAAGCGACGGACCGGGGAGACGGCGGCTTCGGAAGCACAGGGAGGTAATCTATGGCGGAGCGGAGGATGTTCGCGAAGACGATCATTGACAGCGATGCTTTTCTGGAAATGCCTACCACCTCTCAGCTGCTGTACTTCCATCTGGCGATGAGAGCTGACGATGACGGCTTTGTTAACAAGCCTAAGTCCCTGATGCGGATGGTGGGCTGCCATGATGATGACCTGAAGCTGCTTTTCGTGAAGAAGTTCCTGATCCCCTTCGAGAGCGGTGTTGTGGTGATCAAGCACTGGAAGATCCACAACTACATCCGCAAGGACACCTACACCGCCACCAAATACAAGGAAGAGCTGAGTGCGCTGGAGCTGGACGAGAACAGCGCATACAGGCTTACCGATACGGGTGCGTTACAGATCCGTGACGAGTCCGTGACGGGTCCGTGGACACAGGAAAGGGTAGGTAAGGACAGAGACAGGATAGAGCTAGGAGAGGATAATTATATAGGGGAGGCTGCGCCTCCCAAGCCTGTCCGCCACAAGTATGGCAGATACAAAAATGTGCTCCTGACGGATGAGGAAATGGACAAGCTGAGAGAGGAATTCCCCAAGGACTGGGGGGACAGGATCGAGCGGCTGTCTGAATACATGGCATCCTCCGGGAAGAGCTACAGGAACTACCTGGCGACGATCCGGAACTGGGCCAAAAGAGACGGCTCCGCAGACCGGAAGCGGAAAAAGGGAAGCTCCTTCCTGGACCTGGTGGAGGATGAGGAATGACCAAGAAAGAAGCGGCAAAGCTGTTGACGCTGGTGAAGCTCAGTTATCCGGCCAGCTATAAGGACATGGACGATGAATGGCTGAGGGCCACCATCAATATGTGGGCATCGTCATTCCCGGATGTGCCCTACAGCATCATGGAGCAGGGCTTCAACCGATACCGCATGACCCACAAATTCCCGCCGACTGTGGCGGAGATGGTGGAGGAGCTGCGGCACATCCACGGCAGAGCAATGGATCTGGAGAGCATATCCCGGATTACCGGGAATAAAGAGGCGCTCCGGATTGCGGCGGCAGTGGTGGATATCACGGAGAGATACACCAATGAACGGGAGCTGGGGGCTTTCGGCATCGATAAAGGAGGTGCGCTTATTGGAAATTCTGGAACACCCGGAAATCGGTTGGATCGAGCGGACGGGTTACCCTTCCTGGATGCAGGATGGGATGTATGAAGAGGATGAGGAGGACGAGGAGCCGGACGATCAGGACGATGACATCGTGTATGAGGATTAAGCATGAAAAGATACCACGATGTGATGGCCCGGTGTCCTTACTATAACGGCGAGGAAAAGCAGAAGATTTTCTGCGAAGGGCTTCAGGAGGGGAACGCAATCCACCTGGCCTTCGACACGCCGGACAACCGGAGGGATTTCAAAAAGGCACGGTGCAATCAGGACTACAACAAATGTCCCATTGCCCAGATGCTCAACAGGAAATGGGGGTACGATGCTTAAATTCGGAAACAAACGGACCGTGGTTGACGGTATTCAGTTCGACAGCCGCAAGGAAGCGGAGCGATACAGGGAACTGAAATGGATGGAGCAGGTGGGACTGATCCGGGACCTGCAAAGGCAGGTGGCCTTCGAGCTGATCCCCGCACAGCATGAGCGGTTTGCCAGATTCTCCAAAAACGGCAGACGGCTGAAGGACGGAATCCGCTGCATCGAGAAGAAGTGCGTTTACATAGCGGATTTCGTTTATGAACAGGACGGGAAAAAGGTCGTGGAGGATGTGAAATCCAAAGCCACCAGGACCCCGGAATACATCATCAAGCGCAAGCTGATGCTGGAGAAATTCGGCATCCGCATCCGGGAGGAATGCGGATGCCATGGTCAAGAATTAACCCAAGCAGGGATTCACCGCCGTGCAGAGGATGCCAGCGGGAATTGAAGACGCCGGGCTGCCATGACCGGTGCGATGAATACAAGGCATGGAAGAAGCAGCTGGAGGCCGTGAACCAAAAGCGCAAGGAATACAACGAGCTTTGCCAACTGACAACAAGGGGGAGACGATATGGGAAATAACGCATTTCTGGACCGCCAGAAGAAGCGGGAGCAGGATATTTTCGACGCCGGTATCCGGATCGGCATCCAGCAATGCTGGGACTTCCTCCAGCTTACGCTGAGAGACCCGCAGATCATGAAGCGGGATATCTTCGGCAGAGACCGGCTGGAGAAGGTGTATGAAGGGATCAAACTGCGGATGGACCACTTCCATACCGCGTTTACCGATGACAAGGAGGCGGATGTGAGCCAGGAGGAGCTGGACCGCTGCCTGTGGGAGATCTGGGGCAAGGACCTGAGCCCTTTCTATGAGCGGTACTCGGAGATCAAGCAGCAGAGCTACAAAAAGGCGAAGAAGGGGTGGCGGGAATGAGCGCGGGCACGGATTCCTGCAAGGGCTGTTTTTACGGCAAGAAATTTACAGCGCTTGCATTGACTTACTGCGATTACCTTTGCATGACGGGGAAGCGCAGACCATGTCCTCCGGGTGAAGGCTGCACGGTGAGAATAACCGCAAACCCCTATAAGCCCAAAGCCTTTACCGTGGTGAAAAGACCCAGGGAGAAAACGCCGGAGCAGAAGGAAAAAGAGAAGCAGCTTCGGCTGGAAAAGCGGCGGGAGCAGGACAGGAAGCGCTACCTGGAGCGGACCGAGGAGGACAAGGAGAAGGACCGGAAAAAGTGCCGGGAATATTACCACAGCCACAAGGCTGAATGCAATGCCAAGCACGCGGAATATTACCGCAAGAACCGGGAGCGCATCAATGCCCAGAACAAGGAGCGGCGCAGGAAGCAAAGGGAGGCTCAGAGATGAAGGTGTTTATCATCGGACTGGCCATCGTAATGGCGTTTATCGCGGCGGCTATGTGGGCCTGCTGTAGTGTGAGTGGGGGTGGGGAGGATGGTTAATGAACCGAAGTGCTGCCCCTGGTGCGGGAAGCCGATTGAGGGTGAATGCCGATGAAAACTGATGTTCTTTTTAGCAGCAACAGCTGCGAGTGGGCAACGCCGCAAGCGTTCTTCGATCAGCTTAACGATGAATTTCATTTTACACTGGACCCCTGTGCGGACGATCTGAACCACAAATGCGACAAGTATTTTACTGCGGAGCAGGACGGTCTGAAGCAGGACTGGTCAGGGGAGATCGTGTTCTGCAACCCTCCCTATGGCAGAGATATTGGGAAGTGGGTCGAGAAGTGCTTCGACGAGGTATACCGCGGTAACTGCCCGTGTGTTGTGCTGCTGGTTCACGCACGGACGGATACCAGGTGGTTCCACGACTACATCTACAACAGGGCGGAGATCCGGTTTGTGAAGGGTAGGCTGAAATTTGTCGACCATACCGTCAACGCCCCGTTCCCGTCGATGGTTGTGGTTTATCGGGCGAAGGGTTTTGATGAGAAGAAGCACATAAAGGTGGAGACCAACATCTTCGACAAGGAGGAGACGTTTACAAACTGCACGGTGCAGGTGCTTACCAATACCGTGACCGGAGAAACCAGCGTGGGGTGGTGGGAGAATGGCTAGGTTAATCGACGCGGATGCGATAAAGTACAGGACGCTGAGCTACGGCGGATGGGGTGGGCCGCCTGAAGAAATTGCGGATAAATACCTTATCGACAAAATGCCCACCGTGGATGCCGTTCCTGTGGTCAGGTGCAAGGATTGCAAGCATTATGTTTGGGATGAATTTGACGGCTGCTATGTCTGCCTGAGTATTAGCAGATTCGTCAAGCCGGACTTTTGGTGCGCCCACGGAGAAAGGAGAAGCAATGAGGCTGATTGATGCGGATAGACTGCTTCGTGATCCATACTTTCAGGAAGACAGATGGCCTGAATCCCATTTGATAAGAATGGCAGTCAGAGAACAGCGCACCGTGGATGCCGTTCCTGTGGTGCATGGGCGGTGGGAAAACTTGGGAGAACACAGAAGAATGGATTTGCGTTGTTCCGTTTGCGGAAACCGTGCAGATAAATTTGTCGGCGGAACAGAAGATTGGTACTGTCTTTGGAAACCAGCCTACTGCCCCAACTGCGGAGCGAAGATGGATTTGGAGGTGGAGAACCGATGAAGGATAGTACGAAGATTAAACGCTGCCCTTACTGCAAACACCCGAAACCGTGGATTGTAAGGATTCATCCTCTTAGGGGGATTTTCACGAAATACTATATAGAGTGTAGCATCTGCCATTGTTGCGGAAAGACGAAGATTGGAAAGCGCAGAGCAATCAAGGCTTGGAATTCTTTGTATGAATATGGTGTAAAGAATGTGGTTAGGGGGTGACTGACAATGCCTGATGTGAGAGAAAAGCTGGTGGAGCTGCTGCGTAGCGTTCCGAGACGGGAAGAAGTGTCTATTGGCCGGGGCTGCGGTAAGTCTTTTGCCCGGCTTGGGATTATTGCAGACCACCTGATCGCCAACGGCGTGACCATCCAGCGGTGGATTCCGGTGACGGAGAGGTTGCCGGAAAACGACCAATGGGCTCTTTGTTTTATGAAAGACAAGAGTTTTGGAACATTCCGTGTATTTCAGTGGAACTATATTGATTGGCAGTGGAACGATGGGAATGAGTGGTTTGACGAGAAGGATGTCACCCACTGGATGCCGCTCCCGGAGCCGCCGAAGGGGGAATGATCATGGAGAGCAAGTATGGCGAGGGCATCGTCTATGCGCTGGAGAACATCATCTGGTATGATGGCCTTCATTTCTGGCTCAAGGATTTGCGGGATGATCTTTTGAAATTCTCTGAGAGCGAAGAGTCAGAGCGGAGCTTTTACTGTTGCCCTTTAGATACCCAAATTTGGCATACTGAACGCCATGTGATCTGGATGCTTCTTGTGGGGATGTTCGGGGACTGGGGCACCAGCATTAGAGCAGGGTGGATAGAAAAGATCCCTGAGTGCGTCGATTTTATTGATCAGATCTGTAAGACTTCTTGGGAGGCTGAGGAGGATAAATATGGCTGAGAGTTGGCAGGAAGCCTGCTGGAAGGCGGAGCGGG